CAACTTGATAATCTAAAACGCTCAGATAAAGTTATTATTTTTATTGATTCTATTGGTAACTTAGCATCTAAAAAAGAATTAGATGATGCTATTGATGAAAAATCTGTTGCTGATATGTCAAGAGCGAAAGCACTTAAATCACTTTTTAGAATGATAACTCCATATTTGTCTGAATTGGATATACCATTAATTTTAATCGGTCATGTTTATTCTGAAATGGGTTTGTTTCCTAAAACCGTTGTTAGTGGCGGTCAAGGCACAATTTATGCTTCTGACACTATTATAACATTAACTAAAAAACAAGAAAAATCAAGCACAACTTTACTTGGTTACCAATTTATAATGACAATGCACAAATCAAGATATGTTCGTGAAAAATCAAAAATACCTTTAGTAGTTCTTTTTGATGGCGGTATTAAAAAATATTCAGGTTTACTTGATATTGCATTAGAAACTGGCCATGTACGTAAACCATCAAATGGCAAATACCAAAATATGTTATCAGTTGATAAAACTACGGGTGATATTGTATTCGGTGACCCAGTTTCTCAAAAAATGACTGATAAGCCAGCATTTTGGGACCCTGTATTTAATAATACTGATTTTTGTGCTTCAGTTGAAAAATTGTATTCTATTTCTGGTGGCTCTTTAATTCAAGGTGAATAATGCAAACATTTGAAATAATAATTCAAAACGTTGCTTGGGCTGATGGTGATTTTGTTAATGTCACCATCATTGACCTTGAGCTAGAAAAACATAACCAAATATCTTTTAATTATGGTACCGATATTGAAGTACCAGATTCTGAACAAGAAAACTTTACAACCTTGGTAGATGCTGCAGTATCAACACTAATTTCATCAATATTTAATAAGAGATAAACAATGTCAGAAATAGAAAACATGGAAGGGGCAATAATTCACGGTGTTTTATACGAACAACTGTTTCTTGAGCGAGTATTACCACACATCAAAGCTGAGTATTTTCAATCAGCTGAATACAAATTAATATTTAACAGTATAAAAGACCATATCGACAAATATAACAAAGCACCATCTTCTGAAGCTATTATAATAAATTTGCAAAATAATACTAGTATTAGTGCAACAAACTATGATAATTGTTCTTCAATTGTACATGAAATCTCAAGCAAAGCCATGGTACCGGTTGAACTTGAATGGTTAACTGATGGCACTGAAAAATGGTGCCAAGATTCTGCATTTTATAATGTTTTAATAGAAGCAGCAGCAGTAATTGACGATAAAAAATCAAATGTTACAAAGTTTGGTATGCCCGAAAAAATGTCTGATGCTCTTTCTATATCTTTTGATACTTCAATTGGTCATAACTATTTTGAGGATGCAGAATCCAGATTTGAAAGTTGGCATGAAAAACAAAACAGATTACCATTTAGTATTGATATGTTGAACCGTATCACTAAAGGCGGATTACCACCAAAAACATTAAGTATTTTAATGTCTTCAAAATCAGGTGGTTTTAAATCGGGTGTTATGTGTTCAATGTCAGCTGATTATCTGATGGATAATAAAAACGTATTATATATCACATGTGAGTTGGCAGAAGAAGTTGTTGCTGAACGTATAGATGCAAATTTATTACAGGTTGATTTAGATGATCTTCGGCTTATGTCTAAAGATAATTATATAAAAGCTGTTACCAATAATCAAAAGAAAACAAAAGGTAAACTTGTAGTTAAAGAATACCCACCAGCATCAGCCAATGCCGGTCATTTTAGATTTTTAATTAAAGAGTTAAATTCTAAACACGGTTTTGTTCCTGATATAATTTTTATAGACTATGTTAACATTTGTACTTCAAGCAGATTACCGCCTTCAGCTGCATCTAATTCGTACTTATATATTAAATCAATTGCTGAAGAACTGCGAGGACTTGCTGTTGAATTTGAACTTCCTATTGTTTCTGCAACTCAAGCAGGCAGACAGGCTATTTCATCAGGCGACTTGGGTTTAGAAGATGTTTCAGAATGTTTAGATCCTAATAGTATAGTTGTTAGTGAATCTTTGGGTAATATTAAAATAAAAGATGTAAACGTTGGCGACAGAATATTGTCAAACTCTGGATTTAAAACTGTTATTAATACACATCACCCAAAAACTAAAAAGACATATAAAGTTAAATTGAAGTCAGGTAAAGAAATAATCTGTTCTGGTGATCATGTATTTCCTACTAAACTTGGTAGAAAATCTATTAATACCGGCTTAGTAATTAGTGATAAAATTAATAGTACAGATTCTTAATTTTATAAATACTATTACATCATTAGTCAACATGAGACCGACTATGCAAGCTTATAAAAATTTTACAGTAGAAGACAAATATAATAATTTAATATCCAGCGAGTTTTTTAGAAATCATTCTATTGATGATATTGCAATTGTTAGAACTGTATCAGATTATTCAGTAATAGAAAATTTAATTAAAGGCTTTCTAATTAAATTAGAAAAACCACCGTCAAAGAGTATCAGAATAAATCTGGGCAATATGTACAAGTTCACTGATATTGAAAACATATCAAAATGCTTTGATTTGATAATAACATCTAAAATGCCGTTATCACCCAGAAAAAGATGGAGTATTTTATTACATTGTGATATGGCATCAAAATATATTTGTAATTATAATAACAAATTAAATTCAAGAGAAGTAGCAGCACCGCCAAATAGGTTTGATGTCAATACTTATATTAACAATGGAACATCAATGGATGATGCAATTCGTATTGTTGCAAACCATAAACAAATCCAAAGCGAAAGTTATACTATCGCAGAAAGATCACCATATAAAATTTCATATTGGGTCAATAAGGGGTATAATACTGATAATGCCAAAAAAATGAGTGTAGAATTCTCACACAAAAATAATCCAAAAATGGTGCATTTATCCAAAGAAAATTTTAAAAATAAACATGGTGTTAACTGGAAAACTCACTGGGATAATATGATAAGTAAAAGGTCAGCTACTAAAATTGAAAGGTATGGCACAGATATAAATTATAGTAGAGTCTCAGCTGAAAGTCTTAAGGTTTTGATACCTTTATATAAGTGGGCAAAAAGAAACAAAAAATGCAAGCTTCATGGTGTTACTATTGGTTCTAGGAGATGCCGTGAATATTTTATAAAAACAGATTCTAACATTTTCTTTTATGACTATGTTGATTTAGAAAATAAAATAATAGTAGAGTATAGTTCTACATCATGGCATGGTAAATCTGTTGATAATTTATCATACTTATCCAAAATAACAAAAATGAGTAATCAAGAATCAATGACCAAAGACGAAATTAAATTAAATGTGGCAATAAACGCTGGGTTTACTATATTTACAATTTGGTCAGATGAAAACATTGAAGAACAATTACAGGAAATAAAAGATGAATATAATACAAGAAGATGAATGGGTAGACATTAATTTATTTACAGATAGTTTAGCTGATGACCATTTCTCTATTTTTAAAAGATGCTTAAAAGTTGCAGTAGACGTTATTGATAGTAATGTGCTAAATACAAATAAACTAAAATTATGTGATTATGCAAAATTGCTGTATAGTCAGGAACTTGACAAGATTCAGTCTTGGGATATAACTGATAAGAATATTGATTTTAACGATGAGATTCTTGAAATAATTGAAATTGGTAATTCTGAGCTTGTTGATATTTCAGTTTCTGGTGATCAATTATTCTATGCAAATGGTATATTAACTAAAAACAGCATTGGTTTAGTGGCTACATGTGATATGATGATTGGTTTAATAACTTCTCCAGAGTTAGACGAAATGAATCAAATTATATTTAAACAGTTAAAAAACAGATTTGGAGATGTTAACAAGTGGACTACATTCCCAATTGGTGTTAATAAGGCTCAAATGCGATTATATAATTTAGATAATACTACGGCGACTGTCGCACCAATAAGCACTGGCGGATACACAGTTGAAACTTTGCAAGAAGATCAAAGCAACGATGAAACTCTTGGATATTCTGCTGGCAGTAAATCTAAAAGAACTAAATTCACAGATTTTAAAGTATAATGGTTTATAAATATATAAATTATATTAAATCAGGTATTTCATGAAAAGTTTTATAAGTTTTGTTACTGAAAGGTTAGTAGGTTTAAGCCAATCGGAATTACAGAAACCGAATTCAAAGACAGGTCAAGCAAGAATTGATATACTTTTATCAGTTATTAATTCTGAAGAATTCATATATAGTGTTGATGAGCTTAAGTTTAAAATTTTAAATACTGATGAAAATATTTCGGCTGTTTACAACCTGAAATCTGGTATTAAAGCTGTTTCTTTTAATTGCGTTGATCATAACGGTACCTCGTTTTCTTTATCTTCAAATAAAATAGCAAAATCTTTTGTATTTGGTGGGTCTTTTACAGGCGATGCCAAAAATCAAGGAATGAGTGCAGCTGAAACAACAGCAATTGGTGAAGCTGCACAGTGTTATTTTAATTCAATAGCTGGAAATCTATTAAAACGTAAAATAACTGCTGAAGACATTACTTTAGAAAATTTTAAAGATTCTGAACGTTGGGTATTTGCTGACAGAACACCTGAAAAAATAATTGAAAATTTAAGCCAAACTTGGTTAGATTCAGGCATTACGATTGCTAATAAATTATTAACTTCGGGCTATTTAGCTGCTGGCAACAAATATCACCGCGGATCTAAATTTATGTCTTTGTTATATAAGTCAGCAGCTAAAGCTTTAAAATCATCAAATAAAAAATTAGCTAATGATAAATGGAATCCAGGCGATATATGGATTGAATCATTGGGTTCTAGTATATCTGATTTTGATACTTCTTCTATTGCTGCTTTTAATGATAATATGTTAACTCATTTTGACGACAAAACCCTAGTAGGAGTATCTTTAAAGCTTGCAAAGGCCTCAGCAAAAATAGAAACATTTAATCGCGGAGCTCCACCACCACCATATAATGTTGACAAATTTTTGTTACGCGGAACTGGTAAAACCTCTAAGTTTTTTAAAAATACAAAATCATCAATAGTGTTAACAAACGGAACAACATTTGAAGGTAGAGCTTTTCAATATATGACTAATTTTGCGTTTGAAATTTTAGGAAAAAATGCTCGCGGCGGTAAAATTGGATTTAATATTATTGCAGATCTGGCAAATACAAATGGAATAAAAATAAATAAAAACATTACAAAATTATCAAAATCGATTTTCACATCAAAAAAATTAGATTTAAAATTTATTAAAGAATGGTGGGTTTTATACTCAAATGTTACATCAGAATCAACTGTAGATTTAGAAGAATTTACAAGTTTTATGCAGACCAAGTTTGATTCTGGTAATAAAAATGATTTAAACTGGATGTGGTCTAAATATATTGGAACATATATGATTGATAAAATTAAATCAGCTGGAAAACCCAGACATGACATGCTTGTAACTGATATGATAAATCATGCAAAAAGTGCAACATCATCAAGCTCGGTCTTTATAAAAATATACTAGGAATAAAAATGTTAAAATTTAAAGAATATCAAAACATACTAAATGAAGCTGCAATTAATAAACACATGACGCATTTAGAAGATTCTATATTAATATTAGGATCAAAAGGCATAATATTTGTTAATTCAGTGATGCAAGATTTTTTAGAAAAGTTTTCTGGATCATCCACAATGAAAAATACAACAACAACTGTTAAGTTTGACGGAGCTCCCGCTATTTGGGCAGGACACGATCCAATTACCGGTGAATTTTTTGTTGGTACTAAATCAATGTTCAATGCTTCGCCTAAAATAAATTACACTGAGTCTGACGTAGAAAATAACCACAAAGGCGGATTGGCAGATACACTTAAAGTTGCACTTAAAGAACTAAAACCAATTTGGCCCATGGGGTTAATTCTCCAGGGCGATGTTATGTTTACAAACTCGACAAAAAACCGTGAGACTATTGACGGTGATTCTTACGTTACATTTCAACCTAACACTTTGAAATACGCCGTACCTGCTTCAGGTAATGCTGCTAAGGATATCACAAGCGCTAATTTCGGCATTGTTTTTCATACAACATATACTGGCGCAAATTTACAAAATTTAAGTGCTAATTTTGGTGCTGATGTTAGCTTAATAAAAAAATCAAAAAGTGCCTGGGTACAAAATGCTGATTATCAAATAACCGGCGAAGCTAATTTTGATTCATCAGAAAAATCACAGTTTGCTAAATTATTAAAAGCATCACAATCACAATCAGCTGCAATTGATAAAGGGTTTATTGATGATGTTATGAGTAATTCACAATTTAATATGATGATTCAAACTCATTTTAACTCAAGAATAAGAAAGGGCGAAATTGTAACAGATCCAAAAGCTCATATGAAAGATTTTTATAATTGGCTTGAATTAAAACAAAGTAAAGAAATTGAAAAATTAAAATCAGTTAAAGGCAAAGAAAAGAAAGCTTTGACACACAAAGAAATAAATAAAATAATAAAATCAAAAGAAAAGTCTTTAATAATGCTCTTTACTTATCAAAAAACTGTTATTGATATGAAAGAAATGATTATTACCAAGCTGAATAAAATTAAAAATATTTCTGTTTTTGTTGAAAAAACTCCTGGGAATTATTCAGTAACTAATCAAGAAGGTTTTACTGCAGTTGATAAACTATCAGGTGAAGCTGTTAAATTGGTTAGTCGTTTAGAATTTAGTGCTAATAATTTTAATATACCTAAAAATTGGAAATAATGTAAACTATTATACAAGACAAGTACATTACTAAAGTTTCTTAGTCTGAATTTAAGGAACTTTTATTAACTTTTTAATAAAACATACAACTGGGTTAATACATACCTAAAAATGACATAGAGAGACAAATATAACATGAAAACATTAAAAGATATTTTAAATGAAGAAATCCGTGGTGATTACGTATCAGTCGGTTTTGATGACATTACTAATAAAAAATTAAAAGAGTATGCTATCAGTCTAGGATTACAACCAATAGAAAATTTTCATTCAACTGTGGTGTATTCGCCTGTGTCGTTATATCCACCATTAATTAAAGGTACTAGTTTATTTGAAGATACCGCTAAAGTTGTTGATATAAAATATTTAGGTGATCCAGATAGCGAATGGTACGCAGTTGTGTTAGAAATTATATCTCCAAATACACTTAATATGCATAATAATTATATGAAAAACCATAATTATGTACATAACCATGATGATTATATTCAACATATTAGCCTTGCGTATGCACCACCTAAAAACTTAGACTTGGGCGGATTAACGTTACCAGATTTTAGTATAAATATTACATCCAAAACAGTAGAATATTTAAAATAGAGAATATATATGAAAAGCTTTGTACAGTTTTTAAAAGAAATGTTATCAACACCCGAAGCCGTGGTTGTTACATTTATGCGGGCAAATCCACCGACTAACGGCCATGAAAAATTAGTAAATAAAATGGTAGATGTTGCTAAAGATAAAGGTGCCAAACCTATAGTATATTTAAGCAATTCACAAGACCCAAAGAAAAATCCGTTAGATTTTAAAGATAAAGTTAAATTGGTAAAAAAAGCTTTTCCAGGTGTTAGTGTATCATCTGATTCTACATTGCGTACATTGTTTCAAATTGCTGGAATGTTATCTGATGGCGGCACTAAAAAATTCTATCTAGTTGTTGGTTCTGATAGGGTTGAAGAATTTAAAAAATCATTAGGAAAATATGTAGGTGCAACAACAGGATCGCTTCAGTTAAAATTTGATGAATTTGAAGTTATATCTGCTGGTCAACGTGATGAAAATTCTGATGATGTTTCTGGAATGTCAGCTTCAAAAATGCGTAAATTTGTTATTGATGACGACAGCGCAACATTTAAAACCGGCCTACCAAAAAACATAAAGTCCGATTATATAAAAATATTCAACTTAGTAAAAAAAGGAATGAAAATATGAAAACCATAACACAGATACTAGAAGTTAAATTAACACCACTTCAACGAGCACAATTAAATCCAGATTCATTGACTGTCGCTTTTGAAAGTTTTAAAAAGTTAAAAAAAGAAAATAATTTAAAAGGATTATTAACTCATATTAATAAATATTTTAAAAAAATTGACACGGACGGGTGGGTATTAATGGATGCTATTGCATTTATGACTAAATCTGCTTGGGGTGTAACCACATGGATGGCTGTAAAAGAAGAATTTAATATTGACGATAAATACTAAAGTAATTAACAAGGTATATTTACATACCTAACACAACTATAGGAAATTTTATGTCTCGCACTTTAGAAGAATTAGAAAGCTTAGCCGGTATTGCTATTAATGAAGAATTTGTTGAAAGCTCATTAAATGAAGGCTCAGATTTGGAACGTATTAAAAAGGGTTTAGTTCACAGTCTTAAAAAAAATGATATGAAAACTGTATCAAAAGTTGCAAAAGAAGTTTTAGCTGCTGGTGGTCAATCTGATTTCGATGAAATTATTGATTTTATTGTTCAAATGAGCAAATAAATTGCTAATATCAGTTGGGTATTTTACCCAACTGATATCGTTTTAATTATCTTAGCACTAAATGATATTACAAACATCAATGTCGCGCAAATTCCAGAAGCTATATAAACCAATCTTTCAACTTTTGCAATACGAAGACTTAAAGCATCAACATCACTGTTTAACTCAATAGAATCTCTATTATATTGATCTACACTTCTGTCTGACCTTCTTCTGTCTCCTAGACTTGCTATTTTATCTTCTATTGTTTTTATGTTTGATTTTAATCTATCAATTTCTACTAATATTGAAGGTTGGCCGTTAATACCAACTTTCATGAGCACATCTAGTTCTAGTACGTCTTTTCTTGCTATATCAACTAAAGTTATTACGTTTGATACCGCTATTGCTAAATCTTTGTCATTAGTATTCATTTTTGGTTCGCTTTAGTTGTATAAACAATTTGTTATTATTTTTTTTGTAATCGTTCTTAAATTTGCGAATTCAACTTCATGTATATATTTTTGTAAATATTCAGCAATATTATCGCTAATGTCAATAATATACGTTACAACACCAATGCATTTATTAGTGTCTGGGTCTATAAACGGCAATTTATCAACTCGCACTACCATATCTTTATGTTTAGATGTAGAAAGCTTATCGGTTGTGTTTAATATTGACTCGCCGGTAATTAATATTTCTTCGTCTAACTTTGTATATTTATCTTTTGGCATAAAATCTAATATACTGTGTGTCTTTTTACCGTTGAGCCGCCTATCGCAAGTTTCGCCTGTTTTATTTAATACTTCAAGATTTACCCATACTATAGAATCATTGTTATCTTTTATAATTACCATATATGGCAACACATCAAGAGTTTTTGTATAATATGATGTTTCTTCTAAACACAATAAATGCGATAATCTTTGATTTGAATTCATTATGACCACCACGAGGCATTAGCCATAACATAACTATCAGTTTTTTTATCACGCAACATAATACTATGCTTTGGATTTTTTTGCTTATAAGCTTTTATTTTTGTAGAAACTATATCATCATCGATGAAGTTTTTCCAACGTTTTCTTTTCTTTCGGCCGTTTTGTATATTTGTGTTAAAATCACAATCAAAATATACACACCCAAAGGCTTTGCCGTTAGGCATATAATCGACAACAGGTAAATTACTTGTTGTTGTTGCAATAGAAATTTCTTCAATAATCATAAAAGGTCCTACAATCGCTCTATGTCATGGCTTGAAACGAAATATATTTCTGATGTTATCAAATCTTTAACTTCATATATATTTATTCCAAAAACTGTACCAACTATTTTAGTTTGTTCGTTTATTAACACTAAAGTGGGTGATACTTCGTTTATAATGGTAAACTTACCAAATTCTAACTTAGATTCAGTCAACATTGTATTATCGATGTCTTTAGTTAGAAATTCCTGTATAGTATTTATAACTTTGTAACCTTCTAAACCCTGGGTATCTAAATCTTCTTTCAATAACCAGAATGCCGAAGCAAAGCTAGCTAGTTTAGTAGCAAACTGGCCAAGCGGCAATTTATTTAATATTATTTTAAGTTTACGTATTAGATTTTTCCATGATACAAATTCTTTTGCTTCTTTGGAGTTTTCAGCATCTCTTAATTTTTTACCATTTTCATCAATTAAACCAAGCTTATAAGCA